TGTAACCGTTATCATCTCTGGGAGCGATCTAGAGCTTCCTAGACACCAAACCATTAACTTGCCCAACAACGGCACTAATTATGGCGATTCATACAATGATGCGGTGCAATATGCATTTGATACATTTCCTGAGATTATTGTGGCAAACGATGACATAGTATTAACCCCTAGTAGTTACTCTAAGTTGATGGAAGATGTAGTGTTGTTAAAAAACAACAAACTAGGCTGGGTGTGCAGCAGATCCGATTATGTGCGTGGGCTACAAAACATCCGAGAAGGATCAAAGCGCAATGGAGTGCGTTACATAGAGGAAGATGCGGTTATTAAGTATGATGTGCTTTCTCCTTTGTTTGGCTGGATCAGCCGACAAGCCTGGGTAGATTACAAGCCGATTAACTGGTACTCAGACGATATACAATGCTTGGAGATGAGAGCGAATGGATTTGTAAACTACATTAGTCGCTCGTATGTTCACCATGTAGGCAGCCAAACTATCGGCATGGATCATCAAAAGAATGATCTAGAGGCGCAGGCATGGATTAAGATATATATGCCAGAGCTATATGAAATATGGTTCAAAAGCAAATAATTTCCTTGACAACAAAAAATAGGGTAAAATTGTGCTAGGAAACCTTTGCCTAAAATTTGTGAGATTGCTATGAATCCAGAAAAAACTACGATTATGATTGGTCTGTTAGGCGATAAGCCAAAGATGGGCAAGAAGGAAGAAGGCGGCTTGCTGGCAGAGGACAAAAGCTCCTGCCCATTATCTACAATGGATACCGACATCAATAAAGGCAACATGAAAAAAGCCGTATTAACGGCTGACTATGGATCTAAAAAAGATGGCGAAGGCAAGTGCAAGGCTTGTGAGTACTTTAATACTGATATGGCTGATTGTGGCGTACCTAAAGGTAAGGGCCATTGCGACATTTTTGACTTTGTATGCGACCAAAACAACGGCTGTATGGCTTGGGAAGCAGTAGGCGAAGAAGAAATGGAAGATGAGGAGTATGAAGATTGATAGAAAATAAAGTTTGTTTTTGCTGCAAAGCAGAAAAGTCTAAAAACTTATTTTTTAAACACAATCAAACTCCAGATGGTTTACATAGCTGGTGTAAATCTTGTTGTACTATTGGAAACTTAAAGTCTAGAGCAAAACAAAACTCTACAATTGAAGGCAGGGCTACAGTATTTTTAAGAAATGCAAAACGATCTGCAAAACATAGAGATCAAGAATTTTCATTAGAAATCAATGACATAGTAGATTGTTGGGAAAAGCAAGAAAAAATTTGCGCTTACTCAGGCATTGAAATGTCATTAGAAGCTGGAAAACTTAATACAGTTTCTATAGAGCGAATTGATAGCAATATTGGCTACACAAAAGAAAATACTATACTTGTGTGCCAAGCAATAAACAGAATGAAATCTGATTTTGATTATGAAGATTTTTATTTTTTATGTAAATCTGTCGCAGAATTTTTGGGCGATGAAAAATTAGAATTAGCTGTAGGAGCTTATAAATGAAAAAACCAGAGGGTTTGTACGCAGCAATTCACGCCAAGAGAAAACGCATTGCCGAAGGATCAGGCGAGAAGATGCGTAAGCCAGGTACAGCAGGCGCACCAACCGCAGCCGCATTTAAGGCAGCCGCCAAGACAGCCAAGCCAATGAAAGCCAAAAAATGAAGATGACCGCTAAACAAAAGAAGATTGGCAAAGTAATGGGCGAGTACAAAGAAGGTACTCTACATTCTGGCAAGGGCGGCAAGGTAGTAAAGAATCCTAAGCAGGCCATCGCCATTGCTATAAGCGAAGCCGCTAAGTCTGCCCGTTATAAAAAATGAAAGTCCGTGAGGCTGCTGGAATCCTAGAGCGCATGGGCGTAGATGGATTTAATAAGCCTAAACGCACACCAAACCATCCCACTAAAAGCCATGTAGTCGTGGCTAAAGAAGGCGATAAAGTAAAAACGATTCGATTCGGTCAGCAGGGCGTAAGCGGTAGCCCAGCCAAAGAAGGCGAATCAATGGCAAACGAAGCTAGGCGCAAGAGCTTCAAAGCAAGACACGCTAAGAACATAGCGAAGGGCAAGATGAGTGCGGCCTTTTGGTCGGACAGAGAAAAGTGGTAAGGAAACCCTATGGCAGGCTTATTAGACGAAATTCGTAGGAGTGAAGCATTGGCGCAAGTGCAGCAACGCCTACAAGGTTTGCTTAACATTCCTACGGCAGCACAACAGTTTATGGTTAGCCCAGCAAGTTTTATGGGCTTATTAGGTAGAAACCCTTTACCAAAAGAAACAGGCTTTGCTGCTGGGGCTACAGGATTACCAGCTCAAGAGATGAGTGTATTAGACCCTAACCAAGCGCCTTATATGCAAGGCTATAGTCAGGGTGAGCCAATAGGCTATGGTGCTATGGCGCTGCCTTTAGCTGTGCCTGCTACGGTTGCCGGAGCAAAAGCATTAGGGCCAACAGCAGGAAGAATGGCAGAAAGCTATATGCAGAAAATGGGCGGTTTGAGTTACGCCACGCCAGAAGAATACAGAGGTTCCCATCAAGCGCCTAATGCAAAGGTTTATGGCGCTACATTAGATAGTTTAGAAGGCATTATGCCTGCTGATGTTTATAGTTCAAGAGGGACTCGTTTATACGGCATTGGCGATCCAAAAATTGATTCTGAGTGGTTTTCTGCTGCTTTCCGAGCAAAAGGAAATCCTGACAAATTAGTAGAAGTTTATCGTGCTGTGCCAAAAGGCGTAAAAGAGATTAACCAAGGTGATTGGGTAACTACAAGCAAGACCTATGCCAAGATGCACGGTGAAAACGCTTTAGATGAAGGTTATGAAATTCTTTCTAAAAAGGTTAAGGCAAGCACATTATCTTCAGAAGGCTATCCATACGAGTTTGGCTATAACGAATAAACTGTTGTAGAATAGCTACATCATCAACCATCAACCCAAAGGGAATGGAATGTTAGGAGCAACAAAAATAGAGTGGCAATCAGTAGATAAGCTGATACCTTACGCAAAGAACAGCAGAACCCACAGCCCTGAACAAGTAGGGCAAATTGCCGCCAGCATTAAAGAATTTGGCTTTAGAAACCCTATATTGGTAGACGGGGTTGGCATTATCGCTGGGCATGGCAGACTAATGGCCGCCCAAAAGCTAGGGCTAGACAAAGTACCCACAATTGATTGCTCAGATATGACTGAAAGCCAAAAGAAGGCTTACATCATTGCTGACAATAAGCTGGCATTAAACGCAGGGTGGGACACAGCAATGCTTTCTATTGAAATGAAAGACCTAGAAGATGAAGGCTTTGACCTTGCATTGCTAGGTTTTGACGATAAAGAGCTAAACGCACTGCTTGAGCCTGAAGTAACTGAAGGGCTAACAGACGAAGATGCTGTGCCTGATGTACCCGAAGAACCAAAAACTAAGCTAGGCGATATATATATCCTTGGAAATCATAGGCTTATGTGTGGTGATAGCTGTAGCATTACAGATATGGAAAAGCTAGTAAACAATCGCCAAGTAGATATGTGGCTTACTGACCCCCCATACAATGTAGCTTACGAAGGCAAGACTAAAGATGCCTTAACTATTCAGAACGATTCTATGGATAATGAAGGCTTCCGTCAGTTTTTACGGGATGCCTATGTTACTGCCGATACCGTGATGAAAGCAGGGGCTGTATTTTATATATGGCATGCTGACTCAGAAGGCTACAATTTTAGAGGTGCTGCCCACGATGCTGGCTGGAAGGTACGCCAATGCCTAATATGGAAGAAGTCCACGATGGTTATGGGCCGCCAAGATTATCATTGGAAACATGAGCCTTGTTTGTACGGCTGGAAGGAAGGTGCTGGGCATTTATGGGCTACAGACCGCAAACAAACAACTATTTTAGAGTTTGATAAGCCAAGCCGTAACGGTGAACACCCAACAATGAAGCCTGTAGCCTTGTTTGAGTACCAAATGCTTAACAACACAAAGGGCGGGGATATTGTGCTTGATAGCTTTGGCGGTAGTGGCACAACCCTATTGGCTGCTGAAAAACACGGTAGACACGCCTATTTAATGGAATTAGACCCTAAATACTGCGATGTCATAGTTAAGCGTTGGGAAGATTTCACAGGCAAAAAAGCTGTTTTATCGGAGTTATAAAAATGGCTGAAAAAGGCAGACCTCCACATAAACCCACAAAAGACACCCAAGAACAGGTTAAACGCCTTTCTGCGTTAGGTTGCCCCCATGAGGACATAGCCACAAGGCTAAAGATTAGTGCCGACACGCTGGTCAAGTATTACAAAGATGAACTAGACGAAGGGCGCATTGACGCCAATGCCGCCATTGCAGGAACATTGTTTAGCCAAGCCAAGAAAGGTAATACGGCTGCTGCTATCTTTTGGCTAAAGACACGGGCAAGGTGGAAAGAAACAAACGCATTAGAAGTATCTGGCGCAGATGGCGCACCTTTAGCGGTTAAATGGCTGAGCGAGTAATAACGATCCCATATAAACCTAGAGCGCCTCAGAAGTTAATTCATGAGGCGATGGATGAACATCGCTTTGTAGTAGGCGTAGCACATCGAAGGATGGGCAAGACGGTAGCGGCACTAAATCACATTATTAAGGCTGCTCTTGAAAACAACCAGCAAGCCCCTAGATACGCTTATATAGCCCCAACTTATAGTCAGGCTAAACGAGTGGCATGGGACTACCTTACGCATTTTGTAAGGCCGCTAGATGCGGTAGCGAACATAGCTGAGTTGCGAGTAGACTTCTTAGGCCGAAGGATTCAGTTATACGGCTCAGATAACCCAGACAGTTTGCGTGGCCAATATTTTGATGGCGTAGTGCTAGACGAGATTGGGGATCAAAACCCTAAGATATGGAATGAGATTATCAGGCCAGCTTTAGCGGACAGAAAGGGCTGGTGCTTGTTTATCGGCACACCCAAAGGCAACAACCACTTTAAAGAACTATTTGACCGAGCCAGCAAAGAGCCAGGCTGGGCAGCATTGCAGTTCAAAGCCAGCGAAACTAAGATTATAGATGTAGAAGAATTAGACGCAGCCCGTAAAGAGATGGGCGATGACAAGTACAACCAAGAGTTTGAATGCAGCTTTAACGCAGCAGTAGAAGGCAGTTACTACGGCAAGCTGATAAACGACCTAGAGGAAAAGGGTCGTATGTGCGCTATTGAGCGAGATGATCTATGCCGCACTTATGTAGCCTGGGACTTGGGTATGGGCGATTCTACGGCCATGTGGGTAGTGCAAGAAGCAGGCCAAGAAAGACGCATCCTAGACTATGTAGAGAATCATGGTCAAGGGCTAGACTGGTATGTAAACTGGCTTAAAGAAAACAACTGGCACAAAGCCGAGCAACTCCTTCCGCACGATGTGGAAGTACGAGAGCTAGGCACAGGCAAAAGTAGGCTAGAGGTATTGAGAGAAGCAGGGCTTGATGTTAAAGTTCTACCTAGATTATCTGTAGATGATGGCATCCAGTCAGTCAGGCGTTTACTACCTACTTGCTGGTTTAATATGCCAAAGGTTAAGCAGGGGTTAGATTGCCTTAGAAACTACAGGCGAGAGTATGACGAGAAGCGCAATGTGTTCTACGACAAGCCATTGCACGATTGGGCATCACACGGATCAGACGCATTTAGGTATTTAGCTTTAGGTATGGAGCAAACAAATACATGGGCGCAGCCATTAAAGATTAACGCAAACTGGATAGTTTAAATATGGATGACAACAAGCTAAAAGGTATTCTAGAGGCAGAGATTGATAACTCAATCGGCTATGTAGATACTGAAACAACCGAAGCTCGTAGAAAGGCACTCACCTACTACAATCGTGAGCCATACGGCAACGAGGTAGAAGGCCGTTCATCCATTGTTACTGGTGAAGTCGCTGAGGTTATTGATGGTGCGTTGCCACAACTATTGCGTATCTTTACCCAGTCA